CGGAGAAGGATTCGACCTCCTGATTATCGATGAGGCTCAGGAGTATCAGGACGACCAGGAGACGGCGCTGAAGTATGTAGTATCGGACAGCAAAAACCCACAGACGATTTTTTGCGGAACGCCTCCGACTCCGGTATCATCAGGCACCGTGTTCATGAAACTCAGGGACGCAGTACTGCAAGGCACATCGGTAGACACCGGATGGGCCGAGTGGTCTGTAGAACAGCAGACAGATCCACATGATAAAGCCGCATGGTACGAAACGAATCCATCGCTCGGAACCATTCTGACAGAGAGAAAAATCATGGCGGAAATCGGCTCAGATGACCTGGATTTTAACATCCAGCGTCTGGGGTACTGGATTCGCTACAACTTGCAGTCAGCGATAAGCAGAGCAGAGTGGGAAGAGCTGGCAGCGAAAAAGCTGCCGAAGCTGGAGAGCAAGCTATATGTAGGAATCAAATACGGACACGACGGAACAAACGTATCTCTCGCCATTGCTGCAAAGGCAGCAGGCGGAAAGATATTCGTGGAAGTGGTAGATTGCAGACCGACACGGGCCGGAAATGACTGGATTCTGGAATTTTTATCACAGGCTGATGTGGGAAAGGTCGTCATAGATGGAGCAAACGGTCAACAGTTGCTGGCCGGAGAAATGAAGGAGGAAAAACTAAAAGCTCCAATTTTGCCGACGGTAAAAGAGATCATAGTGGCAAATGCAGCATTTGAACAGAGGCTATATGCAAAAACGCTCTGCCACATGAACCAGCCATCACTCACAAGGTCTGTGAGTAACTGTGAGAAGAGAGCAATCGGATCAAATGGAGGATTCGGGTATAGGTCAATCAACGATACGATAGATGTGTCATTGATTGACAGCGTGATTCTGGCGAGCTGGATATGTGGGGAAAGTAAAGAAAAGAAAAAGCAAAAAATCAGCTACTAATCGCCTAAGGCGTTAGTAAATAAATTACCGATACCACCGGGTTAAGTGGGGAAAGGAGCTCGAAATGAGTGAATTTAATGTAATTGAAACACAGGAGCAGTTTGATAAAGCAATCGGCGAAAGAATCAAGAGAGAGCAGGAGACCATAAGAAAGCAGTATGAGGGATACCTCTCACCTGACGAGGTGAAAAAGAAGTATGAGGGATACCTCTCACCTGACGAGGTGAAAAAGCAGTACGAAGGATTCCTCTCTCCGGATGAGGCTGCAAAGAAGGACGCAGCGCTAAAAAAATACGAGACCGACTCGGTAAAAACGAGAGTAGCGCTGACAGCAGGACTCCCTTACGAGATGGCAGCGAGACTGTCGGGAGAAGATGAGGAGAGTATCAAGAAAGACGCCGAAGCAATGGCGAAACTGTTCGCAGGAAGACGACAGCCGACACCGCCACTGGCAGATCCGGAGGCAGGAGCGGCAAGTAAAAACGCAGCAATGAAAAAATTGCTGACAGGATTAACAGGAAAAGGAGAGTAAACAATGGCAGAAACATTAAGCAAGGGAACATTATTCCCGGAGGAACTGGTAAGTGATTTATACAACAAGGTAAAAGGAAAGTCATCCATCGCCGCCCTGCACGCACAGGAGCCGATTTCATTCAACGGAAACGAGATCATGACATTTTCCATGGATGCAGAGGTGGATCTCGTGGCTGAAAATGGAAAGAGAAGCGCAGGAGGAGTGACGGTTGATCCAGTGAAGGTAGCACCACTCCTGATCGAATACGGTGCAAGAGTATCCAATGAATTTATGTATGCATCCGAGGAGAAAAAGCTGGAAATCCTCAAAGCGTTCAACGATGGATTTGCTATGAAGGCAGCAAGAGGTCTTGATATCATGGCAATGCACGGAGTAAATCCGAGAACCGGAGAGGTCTCTTCCCTGATCGGAACAAACAGCTTTGACACAATCGGCGTCACAGAAATTGACTACAATGCAGCAGCTCCTGACGGATGTATCGAGGATGCAGTATCTGCACTCGATACGGTAGACTCTGATATGTCCGGAATGGCAATCTCCAAAGATATGAGAAGCGCACTGGCAAAGCAGACAGACAAGGCGGGAGCGAAGCTCTATCCTCAGCTTGCATGGGGATCCAATCCGGGAACAATTAACGGCTGCCAGGTGGAAGTAAACTCCACAGTATCGTTCGGGACATCGAAGGATAAGGCAATTCTGGGAGACTTTCAGAGAGCATTTAAGTGGGGCTATGCAAAGCAGGTAACACTGGAGGTTATTCCTTACGGCGATCCGGATAACAGCGGAAAAGATCTGCAGGGATACGGACAGGTATATCTGAGAGCACAGACATACATCGGATTCGGAATCCTTGACAAGACAGCCTTTTCCATCATCAAGTCTGCAACGTAAGGAAGAGCCCGTGAAAAGATATCGGAATATTGACACCGGAGCAATGATCGAAACACATAACACTATCCGGGGAGAAAAATGGCGGGAGGAAAAAACTCCCGCCGTCTCGCCGGTTAAGAACCAGGCAAAGAAAAAGGCGGTGAAAAAGGAATGAACGTATATGCCACAACCGACGACATGACTACGTTATGGAGAGCGATGACTCCGGAGGAAACCCAGAGGGCAGAGGCGCTGCTTCCAATCGTGTCAGCGTCTCTACGGACGGAAGCGAAAAAGGTAGGAAAGAATCTGGACGAAATGATAAACGCAGATGAAGACCTTGCCATGGTGGCAAAATCCGTGACCGTGGATGTGACAGCGAGGACGCTGATGACATCCACAGACCAGGAACCGATGACGCAAGCATCAGAGTCGGCTCTGGGATACACGGCAAGCGCCACATTCCTGATTCCGGGAGGCGGACTCTTCATCAAACGGTCAGAACTGGCCAGACTCGGGCTGAGAAGACAAAAATATGGAGCGGTGGAAATGTATGAGTCTAATCAAGGGAATAACGATAAAACTGTATGAAAAAGTGCAGACCGGAACGGATGGATTCAATCGGCCGATTTACAAAGAGACTCCGGTTGACATCGAGAATGTGCTCGTAGCCCCTGCATCCACAGATGACATCCTGGCGCAGAACAACCTTTCAGGAAAAGAAACGGTGTATTCGCTGGCAATCCCGAAGGGAGACACACATGACTGGGAAAACAGAACAGTGGAGTTTTTCGGGAAAAAGTGGGAGACGATAGGAGTACCACTTGAAGGAATTGAAAAGCTGATTCCACTGGGGTGGAATAAGAAAGTGACGGTGAAGAGGTACGGCCAAAAAAGTGAAAGTTAAGCTGAACCGGGCAGGAGTCAGAAACTTATTAAAGTCAGAAGAAATGATGCAGATATGTAAAGAACATGCATACGCCACGCAGGCAGCCCTGGGAGCAGGCTATGAGGTTACATACCGAAGTGGAAAGAATAGAGCAAATGCTGAGGTGGCAGCAGTATCAAGAAAAGCGAGAAAAGAAAACTCGAAGGACAACATCATATTGAAAGCGTTGAGGTGACAGGATGATTGAAAAAGTAGTTCTGAAATTTTTGAACGAGAATATGAGCGTACCTGCTTACATGGAAGAACCAGAAGAACAGCCGGAGAAATACCTGCTCATCGAAAAAACAGCCGGAGGAAAAAGAGACGGATTGCAGACGGCGACTCTGACGATACAGTCCTATGCTCCAACTCTGGAGCAGGCAGCAGAACTGAACGAGGAAATGAAGAGCGTTATGGAGGAAATCGAAAACCAGAATCCGGTAAGCAGGGCGGCACTCAACACAGATTACAACTACACGGACACAACCACAAAAAGGTACAGATACCAGGCTGTGTATGATTTTATTTATTATTAACAGGAGGAAAAAGATGTCAGATACAAAAAATGTAACGACAGGCAAGCCTAAGAAAGGCGGGGCAATCTTCAGAGCACCACTCGGTACTACGTTACCGGTAGATGCGAAGTCGACTCTGGATCCGGCATTCAAGAGTCTGGGATACTGTTCCGAGGACGGACTTGTGAACAGCAATTCGCCGGAGAATGACCAGGTGAAAGCATGGGGCGGAGACACCGTTCTCGACACACAGACTGACAAGCCGGACACTTTCCAGTTTACGCTTATCGAAGCGATGAATGTGGAAGTGCTGAAAGCTGTCTATGGAAATGCTAATGTGACAGGAGAGCTGGACACAGGAATAGTAATCAAGGCAAACAGCGACGAACAGGACTATTGTGCATGGGTTGTCGATATGATCCTGAAGGGCGGAGTCCTGAAAAGAATCTGCATCCCGAGCGCAAAGGTCACAGAAGTAGGAGATATTACCTATGCAGACGGTGATCCGGTAGGATACGAGACCACAATCAGCGCCGTACCGGATACGGACGGACAGACACACTATGAATACATTGTGAAAGGATCAGGTGAATAGCATGAAGACGATAGAATTGAAAAACGGACTGAAGCTCGAGATGGATGAAAATACCATGGATAACATGGAGCTTGTGGATACCTTGGCAGAGGCGGCAGACGACGATCCTCTTGCAGTGTCCAGAATGGTCAAGCTGGTACTTGGAACGGAAGGACGCAAAAAGTTGTATGATTCTTTGCGGACAGAAGACGGCAGAGTGCCCGTCGCAGCAGTGAGCGATGCGATAAAAGAGATTTTTGAAGCGTTCGGAGAAAAAGGAAAAAACTGATAACCCTCGCCGGCATGATGGCGATAGACAGAACAGCCCTGATCTGTGATCTGGCTGAAACATACGGAGTATTAAATTACAGAGAGCTGCCAGT